CTATGTCTGAGTACGTGAACAAGTATAACTCCGAAGCCGCCAATTTGCACAACTTTGGTTCTATGGAAGTTTGCATCCCTCAATTGGTGGCATGGAAGACCCTCGGTCCTTTTGTGTTCTATGCGAGCCTTGCTGCGACGCGAGACTCGATTGCTTCACGTTGTTGCGTTCGTCGTGACCTCGGATCCGTTGGTACTTTCAACAAGACATGGGTATTGGTTGACAGGTTGCATCGTAGCGTCATTCCTTCACCCTCAGACTGCGTTGATCCTGCTGCGGCATGTGGTTTTGGTGTTGGCCGTGGTGGGGTTATTACAAAGCTGGCAGACAAGTACTATTGGGGAAACAAGGGTTCCAACAAGAAGAAATGGTCAGATGTTGTGTTATCCGGTCTTGCTGCTATTTGCAATGATCTTGGCACTGGCTATAATATGTACGGTCACTTTGACATTGAAGGTCCGACCAATTTTTGGCTGGAAAGTGGTCGTCATGCAAATTCAGTCATCCAGACGGTTCTACATGCTAGCGATGGCGCCTACACACGCAGTGTTGACGCTTGTAACCGCTCTAGCTCGTTTGGCGACTGTACTGATGCATTGGTGTATGCTGGTCGCAATCGCGACAGCACTCCGTTGGACTCTTATGACATTCGTCGTATTGTCTTTTCCTCAAAGCTTGATGGTGTTGTTCATAAGAAGAATCGAACTGCAGTCCGTTTCGATCATGTTGTTGTCGAGATTAAGGACCCTGCACCAATTCTTATTCCTCTCGTACCTTTTCAACCACCGCCACCTGACGTTCACTCTACAAGCTCGTCGGTAACATCCAGTTCTGACAGCTCTTCAGATTCAGAATCTTCAGATGATGACAGTGAGTGTCCACCACTCCTTCATTGTGATGATGAGGAGCTCATTTCTGAGCCCCCTGGTTTTGATGATGACTCTAATGACGCAGGTTCAAGCGATGATGATTGTGTGGTATACGAAGCTAGGAATTTCCGCGCTAAGGATGGTACTACTATTACTATTGAAAAACCTCGTTGTGTTGAGACGGTTGCCAAAACCGCCGATTTGTTAGCTTTTGGTGTACGTAGCATCGCACTTGATCGTTCTGAAGAAAGTAAAGAAGGTGCACGCGTCAACATCAAAGCGGTAAACACTGTCGAGAAACCAGAAAGTCCTCCTGGCGTTGAAAAAAGTGTTAATGCAGTTCACCTTGTTGGTCCTGCGAGCATTGGAGCAGATGGCATTATCTTTAAGAAGAATGTTGGTGCTATTATCCGATCTAACAATATGCGTATGCTTGCAGACAATCGACAGGGTAAATTTAACGATCCGAGTGACGAATTAATCGGGTCATTGCAACAGGCTGTGAACACACTTTGTGAAACTGTTTTCACGAAGGAAAGGGTGCGTGAGTCTATGAATCTCAAACCCACTTCTATCGATCGTAAGTCGAAAGCCCAATCCGAGACGCGGAGTTGGGATACACATGAAGCATATCTGGCATCATTGTGTGAGGAGTGGAAGGCACCAACCATATTTACCAAGCCTGAAGTATTGCCACCTAAGAAACCTAAACCAGCTGACATTGATTTGGCAATTGCTGGTGATCGTGAACTCCATTGGGAGTACAATGGCAGTGTTTTCGCGAAAAAATGTTTCAAAGACATTAACGATTTTGCAGCATATATTGCCCAGAAACCGCGTACTGTTGTTAATTGCGGATCCGACAGGCAACATGCCGCGCGTACGGTTATTGGTGTCATTGAGGACATATTTGTCGAACACTTTCCTGACAACAATGTGAAACACATGCCTCGTCACCATGTAATACACAAGGTGGGAGCGGTCATGGGTACTCGTGGTGGTAAAGCGTTAAAGAGCAACAAAGCCCATGGCATGTTTGCTTTTGATGGCAAAGCATGGGAAGCCAGCAATGGTGTGGACTTCAGAATTTACGAGAATATTATTATCAATCATGTTGTTGACATGATTGCTGAGGTTCACTGGGACGTATTCGAGACCAAGTATGGTACTAGTCGTGGTCAAGCCGAGCGTATGACCAAGAAGCAAGAATTTGTTGCCAAATTGAAAGGCGACCCAGCGTTTGGCGAGATGGATGTGAAAGTGCGTATTCTTCTTGATATGCAACGTCGTAATAGCGGCGACAGAGGCA